ACAAGGTAACCTCGTTTCAAATCCATATCCTTCCTCCTTAAATGCTTGGTATTCAAAACAAAACGCCAGGAAAGCCCAAGGATCAGAAGCTTCTTGCCAATAGTCATTGTTAAAAGGATCAGATGCACATTCTTTTATCTCATTTTCGTGGTCTTTTACCCAAGCAATGCGTTCATCATAAGTCCCCTTTGTACCCCATACATTTGCTCCGTGAATTAACAACCACCTGCTCTCCTCCTCGTTAGTAATTGCTACGCTATTGTAAAACTCTAAGCAACTCCTTCCAAGGTCACAACTTTGTGGGTTAACATAGCTAGGCACATAATACACTCGTCCTCTGTAATCCATTTGAACTGGAAAGAAAAGCTTGTCCTTGTCAGCGTATAACTTACAGACGTGTAGGATTTTTAAACACCTCATCCTTTGTCCGTTAGTCCGTTGGTTAAACTCATAGATATACTTTGCCTTCTTCTTCCACTCGATAAAAGCTTCAGGGTCTTTCTGTACTAGTCCTTCTACTGGGTCAAGTGGTTCAAGCAACTGACTCTTTTGCATAGCTCCAATGGACAAGTCATTTTCCCACGCCCATTGCATGACTTCGTATAACTTTTTATTCAATCGATACGGTACATTTTGCAAGTTGTTTAAAGGTTCAAAAGCCTTGGATAAATCCCTCGACATATCACTTCGTTTCATGATGGGAAGTTGTGGAAGTTCAATCGAACTGTACCCACCACCCCAGTTGTCATTCCATTCAATAGGTTTCTCAAGAGTAGCTAACCAAAAGGGAGACAAGACTTCACAGTGTTCATCATACTTCTTGATCCACTCGTACATCTTAGGGTTTGGAACTAGTATCTTCTTTGTCTTTCTCCCTTGGCAGAATCGATCACGGACAGAAAACAAATTAGTTTGTAAGCGTATCACTTCTAATAACCAACATCCAATCACTGCTTTATGGTGTTGTTTAAAAAGATCAAAGCGTTTATACCTTCCTTGTTTGTGGAACTTCCTTTCCTTTGCCCAGAAGTGGGACATAAAACGATACCTACTCTTCGCGTCTTTTCTATCCCTTTCAAGTAGCATCCAATCGCTTTTGTTCATGTGCTTTTTAAAGTAACGGACACGTACTTCATCTTCTATTGCTTTTGCCATTTCAAAACTCGCAGCAGTAATGTTTGGTTCGTCAATTAACAAATCAAATAGCTTCTTAATGCCAAGATATGCAATCACACTGGGTTCTAAATCCCATACAAAAGGAAGCCATAAAGGAACAGGTGCGTCTGGCTTTGAACAGTCTTCAAAGTACCTAGCAATTGCATTCTCTACGTCCTCATGTATCGCTCGTCCTAGTCTCTTATAGCTTGGTTGTTCGGACAGGTAATTGTTATCTTTATATACCTCCTTCATCTTCCTGTACCTGTGCTTTCCCCACTCTACCATCGACTGTTCCCACATATCTTCTTTTGGGTGTCCACTTACTCTTTTATTGCTCACTTTTAATCTTTCTTTTTTTAATTTCAAACTCTCTCCACTCCTTCGGCTTCCTTCTTGGTATGTCTGTTCGTATCAATCGTCCTAACTCATCGTAACCTAATTGGTTATTCATCCAAAACAATTCAAACTTTTTCTTTACCTCCAATTCAAACTCTCTCGTAGTATAATATACTTCATCGAAATCTTCATCACTACTCATCGGTCTCCTCCTCTTCTTCTAACATCTCTCGCTCTCTCTTTGCTTTCGCTAAGGTCATGCAATCAGGTTCTTCTTCCTTATCTTCTTCAAGTTCATTGTGCCAGTATTTATTTTCCATCATTGTTGTACTCCTCTAATAGTTTCTGTAAGGACAGGTAAAGTTCAAAGTATTTATGTTCGGGATCAAGTACTCCTTTGAAGTGCTCGGTCATTATATAGTGCATGGTTTCTTCTATCATATTTCTATTCACTTTCATTCAGTTTATTGTATTGGTTCAAAGCATCTGAATAGTTTTCGTATTCGTAGCCCTCGATGTAGTCATCTTGTTGTCTGACATCTACTATCCAGCTCGTCTCATCTAGTTTGCGTAGCATTACTTCAATTCCGTTGTCATCTACTCCACTATATATTTCTTCTTCTATCATAGTATTCTTTCAGGATGGTTTAACTGTACTCGTATGTACTCACCATTCTCATCTTCATCAAGGTCAGCAATATTATAGTCATCTGTTTCGACTATGTTCTGAGCTAATATCTCAAAGTTAAGGTTTAATTCTACTATATCATTTCCGTTGTGATCTTCTATTTTTATTCTTGTCATATTTTTTATTGGTTGGTTTATATATTTAAAATCTTTAATTGTTATTTCTGTTCTCATTGGTTGGTTAGTTGATTGTCTAATGCATCCTTCGATTGTGGAGTAATTCATCTAGTCTGTATATAAGAAGCCAAGACTCAGCAAGAATATTAACATAAACATTAGTAGCATTTCTAGGCTCATTATTTAATCAACTCCCTGGCGTGTAAGAATTTCATACCGAGCATCTTTGCCAAGTCTCTTCCTGACCTGTTAGCTTCTTCGATTCCGTCCCTTGTTTCAAGGGTGGAGATTTCTCGCTTTTCAGTAACACCTTTTAAGGTCTTACTTTCAGCGTAAATTGCATATTTTTTGATTGTAGTTCTTTTCTTTCTTATCTTTTTCATGTTTTGGTTTTATTGGTTTGGTTTTCTCATTTTCTTTAGTTCTTTAAGAACACTTTTATATTGCTCAATCTTTTCTTCGTGTGAATTAGCTCGCCCAGTAAACAGATTAGGCAAGTCTTTCATGTGCCACTCGATATATACTTCCTTGTAATCGCTTACAATTCTGTAAACAAAAGCTTGTTCTTCTATGTATTCTGTGACGCTCACAAACTCGCCCTTCTTTCATCTCTTAATCTTAACAAATAACTTTTAGGTATCATTCGATTAAGCTTTTGTATCCCTTTTTGATAGATCGCTTTAACTTGTCTCAATTCCCTCCAGCGATTATCTTTATTTAAAGTCAATCCAAGCGAGCTTTTATCGTAGCCTTGCAACTCTCTACAAGCTTGGTTAAAAGACTTTTCAAGGCAGTTTATAGACACTTTGTAAATCTCAAACTCCATCGGTTGCAATGATTCGTAATGCTTCACTTGTTTTCTACATAAATTGGGGTCAGTGTTTTTTGATAAGTTCATGGTTTTATATTATAGTTTGGTTATATCTTTTATTAGTCGAGTTGTCGCAAAGTTATTTATGTGTACGCATCGGTTACCTTGTAAGCTTGTAAAGACAAGCACAACTTTTCCTTTTAACTTGTCCCCGTTGTCGTCTTTAAAGGTAACAATATCATTTTCTTTTATTTTCATATTATTATTTTCTTTCTATTTATTGGTTAGAGTGAACATATAAAGATTAAGATTGCCCACGTTGCAAGCACAATTACTGGTGACAATAACCATATAACAGCTTGTTCTTTGCGTGAAGGTTTTAGTGAGTTGAACATTTTTTGTATATCCGTATTTTCTTGGTTATTTTTCATGTATATTTTCTATTTGGTTAATATTAATCTTCTGTTTCAATGTGTTCTTTTAATTCGTCCCAATTGATATCTTGCAAGTCAATCATATCAGCCAGTATTTTGTCGGTTACGCACTCACCATTAGATAAGTTATCAACCTTTTCTTCTAGCTCGTCTTTTATCCAATCAATATCTGATTGTGTGTGTGGCTCGATCCATAAGTTAATAAGCCACGTTGATCTATTAGTCCATCCATTATATGTGTTTTCTGTTTTCATAGTATTTTTTCTATTTTGGTTATTAATTAGTAATTGGTTTGCTCTTTTAAAAAGATTATTTTCTTAACTTCGTCAATCTTATCTTGCATGAAAAGTCTAGTAGGCTCAGTTAATACTTCGTATTCTCTAATTAAAGTATCTTCCCAGTTTCTTCTTAAAGCTTTTAATTCTTGTAATGATTTTGTTTCTAGTTGGTTCATAATATTGGTTGTAATTAATGGTTAATGATTTTAGCACCTTGCAATTGATCAAGATCAAAGCGATTGCCTTCTAAAGGATTGCCTTCGAGGTGAGCTTCGAATTGATTGAGAGATGTTAAATGATGATCGACCACCCAAACAAGCTCAGGATTTGAAGACCAAATGATTTTACTGCCTATACTAGGTAACTTATTTTTCATAAATAATTAATGGTTAATTGCTCGAATGCTCGAAGCCCGCATCTTTCAAATTAGAAAGACTGCTTATATACTAAATTATCTGTCAAATCGATGCAGTAGGATAGTTCAATAGATTTGTGTAATAAATTATCTTTTAGTATCTTTTTTATTTTGTAAGTATCTTGATTAATAATGATTTACAACTATTTTTAAAAAAAGATAAAAAACTTTTAATCATATAGTAAAAAAACAAGTTAAAGCGAAAAAGTTTGTTGTAAAGCTATAACTGGCAGGATGTTATGAAAAGATTGGGATTTAATTTGTAGTGTTTATCAGTGATTCAATAGACTTTGATTAGTCAAAGTAGATAGTTTGATTGATAGTAAATAAAGGCTTTGATTAATACTTGTTATAGACTTTGATTAATCAAAAATAAACAAAGTAAAAAATACAAATTTACAAGTGAAGTCATGACGTCATGATGTCTTTATTTCAAACTGTCATTACATCAATAACAATTCCTTAACGCAACTTACTTGCAATAACGATAGGTTATTACCTAAGTCGTTGATTACCAGTAATTAGACATAATCTATATTGTACGATTCACGTTGATAATCAACGAGTTATGAAATTAATTTTAACAGTATACCCACCCCACAGTAAATTTACAGGGTAGGCTCGGGGGTTTTTTCCGTTCGCGTATATAGCGTAAGCCCCTCAAATTTTTCTACCAAAAATCCAATATACTTTTGTTTAAAAGCAGAGCATGTTTCACATTATCTCTTCGTCATCGTCATCTTCTTCATCTTCTTCTAGTTCTAAAAGGATGACACTGGTAGCTAATATATCGTATTTAACAAACTCTAGTACACCTAAGATTGTTTGGTCATTCAAATCGAACTCCCCTTTATAACGATTTATTAAATTACATAAGTCGTTGGTTAACAAGTCTGTCTGAGTATCTATGTCCATATCTTTAAATTTAAGGCTTTACAAATCTGAAAATCGTTTATAATGTTATCTATAACTTCTAAGGAGTCTTTCTTTAAAGACTATCTTTTAAAAACTACTTTAAAGTAACTTTAACAAGAAGTCGATACTTCGTTCTTCTCCTTCTAATCCTTTAAGAGTAAAGACTAAGACAAAGACCTTCTTTAACCTTCCCTTTATTAAAAAACTTTTTAAGGCTAGGTGTGTCTAAAGACCAATAGTATCTTTCTTTTTAACATATATGATTAATAAAGAGCTTTAAAAGGAGGGAGGGTCTTCGTCAGGGTCGACCCTCTTTAAAAGTAGTATCTGTAAAGATATGTATTTAAACTAACTACCGAAGCACTTACATTAATCACATCCAAAGGTTACTGTTATAAGAGCCTTTAGCTTTGTTAAATGTATCTACAAAGGACGTTAGTTCTTTGTCCAGGAGTTCCTGTTTACGATAGTTAATGTTATTGTTAACATCTTGATTCATTTGTTCTACCCAATAGTTAACAGCAATAGAGAGAGCATCTAATCTATCATCGTTAATAAGGCTACCTTTATCCTTTGTTATCCTTGATAGTTGATAGATAAGCATATACTTAGCTTGATGTTCAATAGGATAGGACTGAGCACTCTTATAGTCTTGTTGAACAACAGAAGGATCAATAATAAGTTTATGTTGATTAAGGACAGGTTCAAGGACATCAATGATTCTAAGTTCCTTTTGTTTGTTATGTCTTACTTCTTCAATGGAACAAGGATAGGTAGTCATAAACAAAGGTTTAAGTAGTTCCATGAACATACCATCTCCAAAGTTAGACTCTATAATAATTTTGTTAACCTTATTAGTCTTGGCAATGTAAACTAGTTGTTTAAGAGTTTGTTCATCATATCCACCTTTTAACCCACCAGCTTCTGGAACAAAGAGTTGACCGTTAAGCATCTTAACAACAGCATATCCTGTTTCATCCTTACCTCTACCACTAGGGTCAATAGACAACACAGACCCTGTGTACTCAATCATATCTCCTAATATCTTAAAGGGCTTATGAAATCTATCCCCACCTAGACCTACGTTAGGAATATCTTTATTTTCAAAGGATGGATCAGAGGACCACATAATCTTTTCAGGAGCTAGGTCTACATCCACATCTGTTATAATTAAATCGTTAACCTTTAAAGGATACCGATCAGCATCCGACAAACGAGGGTTAAGCATGAACTGTAAAGCATACCCAGTCCTACCGTACGACAGCTTTCTTTCTTCAAGGTCTAGATCAGTAAACCTAGAAGGTTCTGTAGATCGTCCTACTGTCTCATCTGTTATCCTTTCAGTTAAGTACGGAGCAATATCGTTATCGTAGTTTTTAAGTACTAAGTCTTCACTTGGATACTCAGAGGTCCATATACGAGCGTCATAGCCCCTCTCACGCAGTTTGTTATAAATAGAGTCCTCGCATTGGGGTGTCCCTAGAAAGAGAATCCTAGAGGTGTCTAAGGGCTTTAGAATAGCTTCAAACTCTTTTACTTGTTCATCTAGCTTATCACGCATTCCTTGAGTAGCAGAGTTGTTAGGTACTTCGATGTCATCAGCAATGATAATGTCTGCACGGCTACCTGTTA